GGGAAATACTCATGTTTGAAATGTTAGGTTTGGATTATGAAATCATTGAAGGGTTGAAAAGTCAGTATGTGACAATTGGTTTCTCATCCGATGGAATATTTTTCATGGTTGAAGGAACCCGGCAAACTGGAATGCCTCATACAAGTTCCGGCAATTCAATGATGAACGCTGTAATGAACATAATAATGTTAATACAGCAGCTGCCACCAATTGCCTCTTGGTATAACCCACCATTTGCCATCATGGTCCAAGGAGACGACATATTCATCCTGTGTGTTGAAGCAATCGTGCCATTTATAGACTCTGATCGTAGCATTCAAATAGCTGCTTCAATGGGTTTTCTCGTAAAATTTTACGATACATCCACACAGCTGCACGAACTCGATTACTGTAGTCGATATTTTTGGCCAACTGACTCTCATTTACTTGGATATGTTCTCGGACCAAAAATCGGTAAAGTACTTAATAAGATTGGGTACAGCCGAACCGCCACTAAGTGCCAATACGCTCGAAATCGAGGAATAGTCCTATCAATGTATAAGGACGTACAACATATTCCCTTTCTCAGAGAGTGGTCGCACCGGCTCCTCCAGCTTACAGAAGGAGTGACACCTGAGGAATTACCTTACACTCACTCCATCCATTCGCGAAAAGCCTCTGAACTATGTTCCCGTTCACTAAGCTTCTTATACCGTAAATACGGTTTGACCGACATGGACCTCTATATATGGCAGCAAGAACTTTCAAAAGTTACTAGCTTGCCGTACCACATAGAAGTCGATTGGGTCGATGAAGTTTTGGACATAGATTATGCTTAACGCATCAGTCCACGACAAAAATTATCACCAAGGATAAATGAATGTCAGCCCAACAACTTTTAACACAACTCGAAGAACAATTGAAAGCATTAAAGCAAGACGGGGTTACTCTCAGCAAACGAGAGAATCACCAAATAGCTCAATCACTTCAAACAGACGTAAAAAGAGATCTCCCTCCAGCAAAAAGGAAGGGGTTCTTTCGTCAAATGTTCGAAATCGCAAAACAAGGACTACCTTACCTGCTGCCAATTATAAAAATGATTGTGTAGCATGGACGGCTCCTCACCCGAATCGACCTGTGAAAAGGTACAACGCTGCCCAATATCGGCAATTTGTTAATACTTTTAACCGTAACATACCCTTGCGTGAAACTCATTCTTTCGGTTCAGAAACGAATCAAACTGTTCACTCAACAGGTTACGATGACTATGGCCCCTACATTGAAATATATGGAGAGGAACCGGTCAATGTAATCCGAGTTGAAACAATAAATTCCGCAACACCCACCGAACCCGGTGACGTAATTTATTATGTCCCAACCAACCCATTGTACTTACCTGGTACTCGAGCATACATTGAGTCCAAGAATTACGATCGGTACAAACTTTTACATTCCTCAATGCACTACGTGCCACAGGTTCCCGTAACTCAAAATGGATCTATCATTTTTACTCCCACGCCCGACGACGCCGATAGTTTCGTCAACGATGGGGAACGACAGTCCATTCTACGAGCCACTGGATACGCAGGTGCTAAATTGTTTAATGTGTGTGAGTCCGAATCTGTAACTATGGAACATTTGTTGCAAGAAGATGTACCACCATTGTACACACAAGGAGGATCATACGGACGTGACGAAAGTGAAGGCTTTTATGTAATAACTGCCGCAACTACTTTTGAAGCAACTGGAACGACCCTAACCTTAGGTTGGATTCTTCTAAAATACCACATCCGCTTCTATAATCCTGTTTTACCTGTAACCTCAGCCCTATTTATCGACGAAATACGAGTCATCAATGATGCTTGGAATGTGATCTTTTCACAATTAGCAGCATTTAAGGATGACATTTTGTGCGGTATATACGCCTATTGGTTGCCCACAGATGAAACTCAAGGATATTATGCGGCAATACTTTTGGAAGACTTAGTGGATTCTGGTGGAAATGTCATTAATGTTTACACAGAGACAAGAGAAAGTTTCTTTTTAACTAAAGGTCAACTAATCTTCTTTTATGTTGCTGACGACAAATTAACGGATTGTGTACAATTTGCACTATCCCCGTCTGACGCCATATCAAAAGAAAACCCTCTACGTTTAGCATACAACCCTACTATTGTAGGTAATAATGTATTCGGTAATTTAAGAGCCGTTTTCTACCCAACCGTACAAGAATTGTAAATAAACAATATATATATCAACTGTAAATACTGTGGAAATATTCCACACATATAATAAAAACAAACAAAAAAATAAAATATTGAAAAACCCAAAAAAATAAACTCTCGTGGAGAAGTGTGAATAACCTTGAAAAGGAGGTAACTGGCCCTTTTCTTGGTACCCCTGCACTATAAAAACCAACCGAACTTATTGAAAGTTATTTGCGTTAAAATATTATGTTAATATTGAGAACCCAAAT